GTGACGCTGACCGCCTGCGTTCCGTCGCTAACAATGTGGTAGCCATTGACAACGCACGTTCCAGCCGCCACATCAGCATTGAGGCCCGTCCCTGCCGATAGGGTGTAGCCGCTGACGCGGTAGCGTTCAGCAACCGTCAGGGCTTGGTTCTGCGTAGACCACGCCGCTTCGGTAATCTGATCGCCTGATTCGGGAAAAATAGTGGTACTCATTATGCGTCAGCCAATGTAATTGTCCAAGTAATGTTCAGCGAAATCGAACTGGTCTTTGCCACCGTCGAAGATAATATAGATCGACAAAACAAGTTGCCCGATGATGCCGCATCCAGTAATCCAACTTCGGCTATCGTGTTGCCGTTGGCTTCCGACTTCGAGAAAAAAGCCTTGTACGTAATGACACCCGCCGAGGATGTGTCCAAGACAAGCGCATTGCGATCTACTTCTGCTCCTAGAGTTGTGTCCGTTACATCCGCAGCTGCTGTCCCTGTGCCTATGGCAATCCAACCGGGAAAGGTAGAGCTATCTTGTGCAATGAGAGCGGCAAACTGATTTCGCCCCACATTTGTCACCACATTATTTTGGCTAATGGTTTCACGCCGCCCATCATCGTGGACAACTTCCACCGAAACGTGACCTTTAACCGACATGGAAGAGATTTGCATAAGTGTTTAATCCGTTTACTGTATACGCGCCTGCGTAGGTTGTGGCGGTCGGTGCATCCGACAATGTAAGATCATCGGACAGAGTGCGCAATAAATCAACTATTTCATTATCACGCACAACAAATTTTCTGTCTTGTCTAGATTTTTGTTTCCAAAAACTCATGCTCGCCACCGTCTGATTAGCGGCGGCCGTGATAGAATAACGAAGCGTTCCGTTTTCCAACATCGAAATGCTGATTTGCTCAATTAAAAATCTTGTGTTCACGTTGTGCGCTGATAGGGCTACTAATTGGCTTTGCCCCGCTTCAAGACCGCCAGTTGTAGTGGTGTACGTCATCTGAAGCCGCCCGTTGGCGTACTGAGACAATGCCGAATCTGCCCTTAATCTAGCATCATCCGCGCTTTCAACGTCCGTTGCATCAATGACGCGCTGGTATACTCCGGCTCCTGTTTCAACAGAGGCGCGACTTGCAATAGATGCCTCATCGGTAGCCCTAACAATCAACGGAAACCTGGCAAAATAAGTTGCGCGTACTTTGTCGGTAGATCCTAAAACGGTGTCTGAAGTTGACTGAACGATTGTTGATCTTCCTATGTTATAATACCAATTTACGCCAGAATCAACGCCGTTCACGCCTACCGTTTGACTGACATATCCCGCGCCAATGTCAATTTCAATGGTCGGTTCGCCCGATAGTTCTGTCGGCAACGCAAATGCTCGTCTGTTTCCATCGCCCAACTGCACCTCTACGGTCGTGTCACTAGACACCTGATTTCCTGCTCTGATATATACATCATTGACCATTGCGCCGCGTGAGCGAGAAAATGTGATGGATTCATAGGGCTTGTTAGATGCTGTCAAATCAAATGCCGCCGCTACGGAATCAACGGCCCGAAAATTCAATTTTTTATCCTTGTCAATGTCCCATTGGAATCCGCTCATTTCCGTTAGTTCATCCAAGCAACTTTCCAACGTCAGGTAATTAAACGTAATGGATTCGATGATTGCGCCTGTTTCTATCGTGCCAACTGAAACACCCAAATTGGTCATAAAAGCATCACCAGCTAGGGCGGTAACAATGGCCCCAGCGGTGGTGGACGTATACGTTGCGCTAACGATTTGCCGCGCCGCTAGTTGACTAAAATCAATACAGGTATATCTGTACGCAATTTGATCCGCGCTCCCAACGGTTATATCTGTTTCTTGCACAGATTCCGTTGTCCCAGCCCAAATCAACGAATAACCGAAAAGGTCTATTGCACCGCCACCCACTAACGTAATTATGCCGCCGCCGACAAACTCCAAATCTTCATCCGTAACATCACGCACAAAAACATCTTGACCCCAATCGAGCGGTGCGCTTGTGCCAATGTGAGTAAATGTAAGCGTTCCGCGCCCGGTAACCGCATCCTGTATTGTCAGCGATTTCCGAACGTAATCTACATCCGCACTTGATTCGTCTACAATTAGTATCGGCATTAGTAGCTTGTGCCTCTCACTTCAAGTTCGGCCGCCATATGTGGCAACGTAGCCGAAGCGATGGTTTGACCGTCCAAAATTACGTTGACTGTTTGGCCACCAAAGGAATCTGTTAAATCCATTCCTACTTTTGATAAGCCATCCCCGCCTATTAACTCACCATCAGGATCAACGACCAGCCCTGAACCTGCTCCACCTGCCGCGCTTGCTGTCCACGTTTGCACCATTGCGTTTATGTCGCTTACGGACACGCCAAACATACCAGCCCATTGGTTTATTACTTCGTTGAAAGATTTTCCGAAATCAGTAGTGACTTCAGCCAGCGTTCCGTCAAATACGGCAGCGGCGGCACGTTGAAGATCAGTCTGAAACCCACTATTATCTGAAAGGTCGGTGAACATTCTGCCCAACGAATCGGCAAGACTGATTCCTAAATCACCCATTGTCAAGCCGAGCGCACCAAGTAAGTCCTCAGATGATGCCACACCCGAAGTCAAAAAAGGAGTCATCGCCGATCTAATGCCTGCCTTTCCTGTCATTCCTAAGTTTGACAAATCCAGACCCATTCCTGCAATTTGATCCGTAAACGACTTGATGGCATCGGCTCGTTCTCTCGCTTTTTTGCCACCAGTAAAAATGTCGGCAATGGCTTTTCCTACTTTCCCAATGGTATTTTTAACACCATCCATAACCTTGTTAGCATCTATGCCAAAAAGCTTCATTGCGCCACCTGCCACCATAAGCGCAGTACCTAGTCCGGGAATGTTATCTGTTGCCATTGTCAAAAGTCTTTTGCCAATAGATCCCAAATTGCCCTTCAACTGATCCATTACCCCGCCAATTCCACCTGCCCCAAAAGATTCCTTTAAGCCATAAGCCATTTGTGAAAAACTGTAATTCATTAAGCTGGCAGAAACCTCTGTTTCCTCACCCAAATCTTCAACGCTTGTTGTAGTTCTAAGGGCAACATCACCAACGCCTTTGAATGACGTTTCTACCTTGCCCATCACATTTGTGGTTCGCTCAACTACTGTGTTCGCTTCACCAAATGCCACTTCAACTTTTTGAGCCGATTCCATCAACTCGCGGTTTAGCGGTGGTATTTTGGAAATTTGGGTTTCCAAACCGTTTAGAATACTTACTGACCCTTCAACGGCTGCTGTTGTATCATTTGCCGCTGTTGTTACCTTTTCAAAACCTTCTGCCAACCCCGCTGATCCTGTAAGGGTATTGGTTGTTGTTGTTGTTGTTTCTTCGAGGTCAACAAGCGCGTCTTCAACAACGCCTGTGCCGCCTGCCACCTCGTCCGTCATGCCCAGCCAATCCTTCAAGAATCCCGGCATCAAATCTTTTATGGCGTTGAGGTAATTGGCAAACATATCTTTGATGCCTTGCCAAACGCCGCCAAAAATGTTTTTTACATTTTCCCACGCACCAGAAAAATCAAGGGAAAAGATATTGTACCAAAAAGCAAACAGGTTGGAAATTACCGTAAATGCTGTTTTGAATACGGTCGTGATATTATTCCAAACCAATTCAAATGTGCTTACAAGTACGCCAAAAGCAGTAGTTATTCCAGCCACGATTTCTGGGAAATTGGTTTCTGCCCATGATCTTATTTCATCCCAGTTCAAAATCAAAGCTGCGCCTGCCGCCACAACAGCACCAATGGCAAGAACAAGCGGAGACATAACGGCCATTACAGAACCGATGCCAACGGCAAGAGGCCCCATCGCCGCCGCTACCGCCGCGACAACAACAGCCAATCTTTGAGTTTCAGGAGATAAATTTTCAAAACGATTAGCCAAATTGGTAACGAAATCTGCCGCCCTACTCAATATGGGCAGTAAATTATCTCCGATGCTCACGCCAACGACTGCCAAAGCGGCCATTGATTTCTTCATTTTCTGTTCTGAAGTTTCGGAAACTTCCTTAAATCCCTTATCCACCAAGCCCGTTGACGATTGAATGTCACGCAAAATTTGTTCGTATTCTTCGCCCTGTGCGCCTGCTGTACCCAATACACTTGCCAAACCCTCAACACTTGGAATCAGTTCTGACAATGTGGTTGAATTGCCATCAGTCAACGTGATTAGGTCATTCATCGTTGAAGCCAACCCGTTTTCGCGCACACTTCGCCTGATTTGCTCAAATGACGTTCCAAGACCATAAGCCGCTTCCTCTGCGGCCTTTGAAGGTTTTTGAAGGGCTGACAATGTTGCTTTCAGAGCCGTTGTTGATTCTGATGCGCTCACACCCAAACGGGTAAACGTGGCAATGTTTGCGCCCACCTCGTCAAAACTGATGCCCATACTTGCGGCAATAGGAATAACTTTTCCTAGCGTTGGAGCTAATTCGTCAGCGGCTAAATTACCGGCTTTTACTGTTGCTAAAAGTTTGTCAGTAGCTTGTTCAGCCGTAAGGTTTGAATCCGCATAGGTGGTCATAGCCGCTGTAACTGCGCGAGCTACGGTTTCGGTGTCACCCAACCCAATGGCTGAAGCCTTTGCCGAGACTTCTACGATTCCTAAAGCCTCTTCTGCATCAGCACCCGCCGAAGCCACAACAAACAAAGCATCCGACAACGCAACAGGCCCAACGCCAACGACAGGAGCTAGTTTTTTTATTTCGTCTTTCCATTTGCCAACCTGCTCCTTACTGATACCAACTTGAGTATTTATTTTAGTAAGTGAGGTTTCAAATCTCCCGGCTACCGCTGCAGATGCTGTCCCGATTGCAACGATTGGAGCCGTGACGTTTTTTGTCATCGACTTCCCAACGCCTTTCAATTGTTCTCCGGTGTTTTTTAACTTGCTTGTCAGCCCGTCCATTTTTTTGGAAAAGCCGGACAAATCAGCATCAATTTTGATTCCAAGCGTTGTAAGAACAGCCATTATTTTCTTTTTATTTTGCGCAGGGCATCATCGCGCCATGCTCGGTATTCTGCAAGCGGCATCGTCTCTGTGTTCTTCACCGCCTGCTTCGGCCACATGGCATCAAGTGGCTTTGGCTTGCGCGAAACGGTGTTGATGATCGCCTGTGATAGCGTGAGGGTGCGCCGCCAGTTGTCTTCGTTTTGATCGCGCTGGTGTAACAATGCGCCGCGCATCATGGCGTTCAAATCTCGGAAAGAACATTGATCAACCTCGGCAGGTGTCATGCCCAGAAGTGAAGCACAACGCCCGTCGAGGCGATCAAAATCAGGGAACGAAGCCGAGGAAATCACTTCCCCGGCTTGTCGTTTCCCTCATCATCATCACCACCCGCGTTCTGGTCTTCGCCGAAGGTCAGACCATCCGTCATGCGTTGTAGTGCGACCCCAACAGAGGAAATGATTTTTCCCTCGTTGGAATTTGCCATTGAAATAACAAAATCGGTTTCCTTCAATTTTGGATCATCGGGTAGACATCCCACATACGCCAGTTGAGCCAGCGTTGCGAGTGTCGGATTCGATAAATCGGCCATTGAAAAAGTAATCTTGTGGCGTATCTCTGCCAATCTAAACGCGGCAGGGCCGAGCTTGATGGTTTTGGTTTCACCGTCCAATTCGATTTCGAGCGTTTCAGGATGATTGTTTTTCATGTCAGTTTTTTGACCTATGATTTAATATAAATGCTCATTTGTTGAGCTTATTTCATAACTGGTTTTTACGATCCAGCAACTTCCGTAAATGCTCCCGAAACCTGAATGGTTGCCGTGAACGTTGAAGCAGATTCATCTGCAAACGATGTTGACAGATCGGTGATCACGCCGCTTCCATGCCATTCGGTATCTCCAGTCGTAGCAGATGTAACGAGAAAATAAACCGTACCCGAAGATGCTTCAAAAGCATCAGAAAGTTTAGTATACCCTGCGTCTTCGGTGTGATCAAAAAGCCCAGAGATTGAAACCGTTTCGTTTCTTCGACCTGAGATGAATGAACTGTTGTCACCATCGTCTTTCGTTGATGTGTCGATTGCGTTTCGTGAGCGCGAGATGCTGATGTCAGTTGCTTTCCCAACTAACGCATAAGCAGCATCTCCATTGTCTGCGGCTGCTGAAGGTGCTGACGTTCCGGCATAGCACAGATAAGCGCGGCCTGCTAAATTAGCCATTGTGTTGTTCTTTTTTGTTTGAAAAATCCCGTATGCCGGGAATGAAAAAATCCAATTCCAATTTGGAATTGAAGCACACGGCCATGAAATTTTTGTATTTCAAAAATTGGCCGCAATTTGTATCTATTTGTATCATCTCCATTCCTCCGATTTGTACACCACGTAGAACCAGTAGGAGGTCAAAAAAAATGTTGTCAATATCAACAAGGCTGTGATCATTGTTCCTCAACCTCAAAGCGTACGTTGTAGGGAACGGCCCAGTACGTATCATTTGGGCGCGAAGCATCCTCTTCAATGTCACCCATGAACTCCAGGCGCACCATCGAAACGGTGAAGCCTGCGATTGACCACGTTACGCCCCGGTCGAGCAGAGCCGAGACACCTGTGGCGGCGTTAGCCTGTGCCGTGTTTGGTGATGTTGACCACGAGACCATTGAGGCTACGCAGGAAAACCCGTCGTGGGTCTTGCTCATCATCAATCCCTCGCTGACATTGCCGACACGCAGGACGGTATACGGTAGCGCGTCCGAATCATCAACATCTACGTATACGGCGAGGCTGGCCGCGTTTAATTTGTCAAAACAGGCATCCTGTACGAGATTTTGGATGTTCATTTCTTCAATGCCTCTTTTATGCGGCGGCGATGTGCAGCGCGTTCACTTTCTGCGGCGGGCAATAAAAACGGTCTTTTAGGGTTGCCAATGCCTAGTTCGTGACTTTTAGCGTATTTGACACCAACGGCAACGGCGGCGGCTGTTTTAGAATTGGTCATTGCTGTGGCTGAACGGCTTTGTGAAACACCACTTGCAACGCTTTTGCTTGTTTTTTCAGCAAATGTTTTCAAGTCAGACAAGTTTTGATTGAATCCGATGTGAATAGATGCCCTCATCAATCCGGTATCAATCAGAATGGTGCGTTTTTTTCCGTCTTTTCGGGTTGTCGTGCCATAATTAGAAATGTTTTGTTTTGCTTTACGTTCGATATTCATGGCGGTTTCGTTCACGGCATCGCGCACATTTGCGCTGACCTTCATTTTGTACCTTTTTATATCTACCCGCGCCCGTTTATCGTCAAATGTTATCATGTGCGCTCCTCAACTTTTAGACGTGTCCATTCGTCTCGGAAGTCCACGTTCTCTACGCTTCTAACGTCAAAAGTGCGTTCATCAATGATTAACTGGTGACGGGGAAGCAGTTCGGTGTTGCTGTCTCCCAAATCATTGCGGTATCGCATCCATATTTCATGATCGACAATTTCACCGTTCTGATCGGCGATTCTCAATTCACGCGCTGACAGCGGTTTTAACGAGCAGTACACCGTGTCGATAGTAGACCACCCATCTGAGGTTTTAACGCCTTGAACGCGCGTTAAGCTACGCTCCTGTACCTGTGCGCGTCTCCATAGCTTATGAATCATGTGACCACCTCCTGAACGCGCATTATTGTAAATGATCGGCGTGGTTCTGGATGCAAAACGCTTCTAATGTCAAATGCTTTTCCATTAAATAAAACACGTTGACTTGTGCTTGTCGAATCTGATTCGCCTGTGCGGTATCTGATTTTTACCTCATAGGATGACACCATTTTCCGCTGATTGGCAACCTGTATTTCATTACCACTAAATGACAATCTTTTGCCTATGGATTTAACTTCAGCATAAAAGTTGCCCACGTTGCTCCATACATCCGTTTTTACGCCTTTTACTCTCGTGGGCGTATTCTTCTGTATTGTAATAAGATGGCGGCGGCTCCCAATCATGTGATCAATTTGTAGTGGTATAGATCGTCAAAAAGCTGGTCTTCCCTAGATTTTATTTCATCACGGTCTTCATCGCCGCGTCGTTCATAGCGCAGGGCCAACATTTCAAGAAGGGCCATCCGGATATCATATGGCACATCGGTTGAAGATGCGCCGTAGCCTGCAACGTAGACCACCGTTCCAGCCCGATAAGTTCTATCTAAATCCCATCCATCATTGCGCTCAACCAGTAAATGAGATCCTATCAACTGATAATTTGTCGCGTTGACCGTTGTGCTGACTTCTGATCCAGATGAATCGTTATAGGTCGTGAGGCTGGTAATAGATGAGACGGGGCCACGCTGAAGTTCTACCATCCCAATCATCTCATCACTATTCAATTCAAGCGAATACGTAGTGTTGATCAACGTGCGGTTCAGCGCATTTTCCACGCGCTTACGAATCCCGGTAATCAGGATGGCCAACACATTGTCTTGGCTTGAATCTGCCGTGTCAATACGCAACCATTCCTTTGCTTCGGCTGTGGAAATCGGCTCGGATGCTGGGGCAACAGTTACGGTCAATGTCATTTTTTAAGCCGCTTTTTGGGTAATGTCCAAAACATTGCCCCCCAGCCTTACGGGGCTGAGAGGCTTCGTTTCTATGCGTTTTCAGCGTAGCCTAGTGCCGCACTTTGTGTAATTCCGAAAGCGGTTCGGAAGTACCAAAGAAGCCTGACCTGGCCATAATCTGCGCGGGTGAATGGATCGCGCAGGAACTGAAGTGTTGGATCTTCAAACTTCGCTGCATAACGCCAGTTACCGAATAGGACGGGCTTGTTGCCTGTTGCGATTGTGTCACACTTGTTCGACAAGACTGCGCGGTAGCCGAGTGGCCCCGGTGTGTCCTGCGTGTTGGTAACGTAGCGACGCGTGTTAGCATCGTCCAGTTTCGCAATAGCGTTCAGCGTTGATGGTTTCATCACCCACGCAACAGATCCCGAATCGTCCAGATAGAACGCATTATCGTCGTTGTATACAACATCTTCGAGTTCGTCAACGGCGATTGCTGATGCACCTGCAAGGGCTTTGAACTGCGTTCCACCTGATTTCACCGCATTTATTAGCAGTTCATTTTCGGTTTTTGCATAACCCAGCGCAACACGATCCATGATGTAGTTCATCACATCAGCTGAAGAATCACCAAGCAGTTCGTTAGAAATCAACGTCCGCTTGGAATACTTGGTTTTTGTCAGTACGAGTTGACCGATTGCCGGAGCATCCTGATCGTACTGGGCGGCTTCTGCTGTTGAAACAAATTCAGAGTCACCTTCATTGTCAATCGGCACATCAAGCGTGGTGCCTGTGCCTGTGAATGAAGTAACGCCCAGCTGTGATGCAATCGATGCTTCGTCACGGCGGCGAATAATTGTCCCGAACATATCATCCGTGGTTGTCGCACCGCCATCGGCTGACGTACCAATATTCATGTCGGTCGCATTTGACGCTTTGATTTCAACGATTGGGCCAGTAGGGTTTTCGCCTGTAATCAAATGCTTGACGCCGCCTACGTCTCCGGTGCGTAGCCAATGGCCAAACGCGGCTTTCTGACTGTTACCGATATTGCGAATGATTGTAGGCGCGGCTCCTGTTTCCACGACTGACTTGACTTCTTGAACAGGTTCAGCGGCTTTCGCTTCCGTCGCATCAAGTCTTGCGTGTAGTTTTTCGATCATCTCGTTGACGTTTTTCAAAGCGTCCTCGGATGTGTTTTTGGCTTCTTCGGCCATGATGTTATCCTCTTGGATTGGATGTTTGGTGACTTCAACCGCTTTGGCTGTTGTCTGCGGCTCTGCGCCGCCTGTGTTTTCAACTTCGCCTTGCTCTACGGTTGGCGCGGTCATGGCCTGAACCGCCTCTGCCTGTTCCGTCTCGTGATCGGGTTCGGTTGGAAATAGGGATTTAAGAGGCATTACAGTAGTTGCCATGCCTCCCGCTGGCTGGGTCGTTAGCGACAATTCGCCGAGTGGCCAGCTTGTAATTTTGTATGTGTTTCCGTCTTTGATGCGATCCACTAAATGACCAACGGCCCCAGAGGATGAACGGAGTTTGCCTTTTCGAGCCAGTTCAAGAATGTGTTGCTCAAACTCATCGGCTTTGTCCAGTTCGGTTTCAAACCAGAGGCCCGCATCCATGCGCTTGATCGTGCCGATGCCAATGGATTTCTTCCCGAAGGCAGGGTTCATACCGTGATCGTAGTAGACGGGAAGCTGTTCGTGGATGCCAAACTCGGTGTCTTTGGCGAAATAATCACCTACAAGATCAGGGTCTTCTGGCCCCGTGAAGTTGACAATCATGCCACCGATGCGGCTTTCGCCGATGGCCTTCAGTTCGCCGCCGATGGCAACAAGAATTTCGTCGTGTTCGACTTTTCCGGGATCTTCCATAAATGCAAAAAGGGGCCATACTTCGCAAAAAGCGAAACATTTGCCCCAGTTGGTGGGAAATTTTATGTTGAGTAGGATGAAACCGCTCCTGCGCCGGAGAAATAACGCAGAAGCGGTTATCCTGATCGTTATAGCGCGGAGAGGTAGGAACGCGCTACACTTTAGAATATAAGGATTATTTTATCATTTAATCAATTTCACGCTGTGGTACATTCGCTCCGTTGAAAATACAGACGCTCCATTTCTATTTTTCATCAAGCGAATTTCTGCCAATTCTCCATCCCAAACTTTCATCGCTAGGTGCATCACCTCTTCGAGAAAGCGTTGGCGTTCCGCGTCGTATGCTGGTTTGTCGTTGCTCATGTGCGCTCCTTGTAGTCGGTGCAATAAAATCCCTGACCCTTAAAAATGATGTGTCGGCCACCTTCAAAAATGCGCTGAACTGGTCGGCCCGCGTGTTCGGTTTTAGCGTCTTCCTTCATCGGGTGATCAATCTCAATTTCACCGCCTTTCTTATCGGTGTATTTGTAGCGGTATATCATTGACATTCCTCCTGAAATTGCAACGCCACCAAACAATCCTTTATCTCATTTACGGCTGATACCATTTCCCTGCGGAGTTGTATTTCTAGGCGCAAAGCATCCTCTTTTGTGAATCTGCTGTCATCTATTACATCAACTCTGCTTGTTAGTCTTGCCGTTTCGTTTAATGACCACGATGCGGCGGTAAGGGAAACCGCACAAAAGACCCCCAATAACCAAAAAAAAGCATCTTTGAACTGTTTAGATTTATCGTATGTCATTTGATTACTCTATGATAGATGGTACACCTGCACCGTATTACTTCTGCCGCGCCGCCATTCATATCACCGGGGTATTGCATACCGTTTGAAAAGGCTTCGTTTAATTTTGCAAATTTGCCGTTCATTGCTTCGTGCGAATCTCGAACAACGTCATCACCAGCCGTAAGCCAAACTTTTTCTAAGTCCAGCCCCGTCGATTCTGCTCCAATGATAGACCCGTAATTTGATGCGCCCACCAGTTCGGTTGATGCTATGCGCTCGGCACGATTAGCCCCGTAGGTCAAGCCGTTCAATGATTTTTCGTTCCAATCCTTGCGGATTTTGTCAGCCACTTCTTTGACAGACAATCCTTCCTGAACGCCTATGCGCATCTGTCGGCGAATATAATTTTCGGTGGCTTTGTTTATCAAAAAAACTTTTTCGGCTCCAATAGTTGCAATCAAATCATCAGCGGCTTCAGCCCAATCGACAATTTCACCGGCTCCGTAGCCTTTCAGCGTCTTTTCAATGGCATTGAACGTGGCACCTGCAAAGACAGGAATAGCTTGATTCCAAACCTTTGCAAGTGCCTTGTTCATTTTTACCGCGTCGATGGCTTCGCTTACGCTATCGCCCGTAGCAACTGCATCGGCTGCGGCTGTCACCTGACGGGTTAACACCGCCAAGATTGTTTTCGTGGCATCGGGCTTCAACTTGGCCCTCATGCGCTCAATGGTCTGCGCGTGTTCGTTGCGCTCTTTTTTTGATGATGCCAGCGGCTTTAAAGCCTTTCTTCCGGGTGCGTGGTCGGCGTGGACGCTACCCTCTAAAAACCCACATATGGCGGGGCAAAGACTTCATCCAACGGCAGGTCATCCATCAGCCGCTCACGGATCACAGACGATTCGTGTTCATTCAGAGCATCAGGAGAGAAAGCCACATTGCGCCCGTGTGTCTTGATCTTCCTGCGCCATGCTACCACATCGGTTTTAACTTCGCGTGGCGTAGAGCGAACAGGAGACGGGTTTTCGGGGCGGTTCTCCAGTGCTTCTAGTTCGGCTTCTTCTTCGGGGCTGTATTGCCAGCCCATCATTTCCGTGAACTTCTTTCTGGTCACAAAGACGCGACCGGGAGAAAGGGCGGCCACCGCCTGCGCTTTTTGCAATTCGGCCGCTTGGAAAACTTCTAAGCGAGCAGGGTTTGCTTCAATTCTCAAACCCAAATCGGCAAAAACTTGGTTGTTCAAAACCCGTTGACACAACTTAGCGCGGGGAATGTTGGTCATGGTCTGAAAGTTGACCTGATCGGCTTGAGCGGTTGCGTAGTTTGAGGCGTTGGACATTACCAATGACAAGGGTATTCCAAACGCCGTACTAATTGCTTCCCTTGCATCTTTTGACAATGCGTTTGATTGCAAATCGGCAAGAGAAGATCCAATTTCTTTGGTGTCTAAACCTTGCATTATTTCGGGAGCTGTACCCTTTGCACCAGACAAGAAACGAACAATCCACCGCCGCCACTTGTCCATCTGTTCCGTTGATGGCGGTCGTGCATCCTTATCGGCCACGAATACGTGTTGCCTGATCAAGCCATTGCGCAACTGGTCGCTGGAAAAGGATTCGAGATCGGAAAGGATTTGCGCTGCTGTACGGGCAGAAAAACCCAAAGATGAACCCGGCCCTTGTTCGATATATGGATCGGGCGCAAAAAAATGGGCAATCAGTTCCTTTGGGATAAAATAGTCTTTTCCGTTTGCGGTGCGTTTGAAAAATTGGAATTGACCGTATTTGTCTGGCCCATATTTGCCCTTTTCCGTTACCACTTTTATGTTTTTTGGCGCAATATATGTCAGCCCTGTTACGGATGTAAATTTACCATCTGCTCTGGTTTCGCCTTCTTTCATTGCGAAAGCCGCACCAGTTAAAGCAAGAGAAGCCCCAACCCGATACAAAATATCGTCGGGGTGAAACCATTTCAATTCATCGGGGATCTCTTGACCGCTTGACCAAATCGGTTCTTCCGAGTTCGTGCGGTACACGTTCCAGGGCATAGATACCAGACTATTGGCTAACACATCCACGCATCGCTTGTACCAACCCTGCTGGGTATATGCTTGCTGAATACTCATATCAGCCTTACGGTCATTGTTGTCATAACCAAACACATCATTCAGGGTTGGGCTTTTCAGGCTTAACCCCTTTGTTGTACCGTCAAGCAAATATATATCAGGCTTATTAATGAGCATTTTTTTGATAGGTTTATTGGCCCCAAAGGCCGAAAGTATGATGTGCGCCTGCCAACTCGGTGTGGATGCCGTAGCGCATTGCATCCATTGCGTGATCCCGGTTTTTGACGGGCTTGTCGAGGAGTTCGCCTGTGCGGCGGTTCTCATCCCATCGGTATTCGCGCACCTCGTTCAGCAGGTGTTGGCTTGTGCGTGTGATTTCTAGATGGTATCGCTTGACGGTATCAATGCCATCGTTGACGCTCTTATCTGCTGGGTGCGCGTTGAATCCTGCGCGGGAAAGTTCTTCGATTCGTGCGGGTTCTGCCGCATCGCAGTATATGCGGACGCTCTTGTCTTTGATGAGCGTTTCCATGCGCCGAATCAGATCGGTATTTGTCAGCCCTGATTCATACAGAATCTCATCCAGTCTCATCGCGGTGTCGGCGTTCTGGATGCCCACTAATGCGGTGGCGTTGTTAAATCCAAAGTCAAGGCCATAGAACGAAGGTTCACACGCCGTATCGGTGACGGTGTAATTAGGGTATACCAGACCGCGCAGGGCTTCGCCCCATTTGCCCTTCAAATATACCTCGCGGAGGTCTTTGGGTAGCGTCTTCAGTCGCTTGATATATTCATCACCTGCCCACGGATTATCTACGGCGGTGGTAAATTGGACGTATACATCCTCGGCGTGAGGGCTGTCGCTGTCGGTGCGTTCAGCCAACCAAGTGCGAATCCACTTCGCCAAAACAGTTGGGTTGAAGGTGAACGTGATCTGCTGCCACCCTTTACCACGCAGGCGCAGGTCGAGCAGTTGCGCGTCGAGCTTGCTGATCTCGGTGGCCTCTTCGACCCAAATGTC